CGCGCGCATATCCAACCATGCCGTTTTCAATAGGATCAACCAACTTTCCATCAACAATTTTAGGTGTTAAAATGGCTGGTTTCTTTGTAGGTTCAGCACCCATTATTTTACCATAGAATGGTGACTTGCCAATTTCTGATTTATACATTGGGGGAGGACCAGCCTTACATAACCCCACAACTTGACAATCTTTTACCATTTTTGACGGCATTTCATCTTCTACAACTTTTTCCTCAAGAAATACGTTACCATGGATTTCTATAAGATCTGGCTTAAAATGATCCAATACCTCATCGATCATATCTTTCGTAATGATGATACCAAAACCAACAGTCGCTCCAGCTATTCCAGCTGCATGAACTCCGACTAATTTTGCTTTTTGTTTCTTGTCATACAAAATAATTGGCGCTCCACAGGCTCCTTTTTGGGTCCCAAAATTATAACGCACACAACCCTTCGACTCATACACGCCATTGCGTGCATAAGTGGGGCTGTTAGCATCAAACCTTGCACCACTTGCAGGGACAACATCATAACCAGTCGCATCACCAATTTGTGACACATGCATGATGTTGTCACCTGAAGTTTCCCAGTAACTCAGTCCAACAGTGCGCGTGTTCGCACCATTCCATTGCATATTAGAGAAATGTTGTGTTATTTTCCTCGAAGCAAACTTTTCTATACGGATACAAACTAGATCTTTATTCTTGAAATAAAACACATTTCGAGGACTTAACAAAGTCTCATGTGACATCCTTACGACATAAGGATTATCCCGACTTGCGGCCCTTTTAATTAATATGTCAACTGGCTCAAGTTTGCTCTTAATTATCATGGCTTCATAAATATGGTGATTAGTAATAACTAACTCGCCCCCAATGGCTAATCCCATGCCAAGATCAACACCATTGGCACTTTCAAACCGCAAAACACTACTATTGATTAAGGATTTTGCCAAAGAACTTGCATTATCATCAAGCATCTGGGTTTCAGCAACGATAGTGGTTGTAGTTGATTCAGGTTTACGCGAATACCTAAACCATGCCAATAAAACAACTGGAACAATTATAGATAGAATAGACATCACCTTTGGATGCCCAGATAAGAGATGAATCAGCATGCATTTTGCCGCATGGTACATGATAGATATCATATCCATTGCATTATGTGCAATTTCTTTCACCATATTACGAACCCGGTCAACCACAGAGGGTATCTTATGTAATGGTAAGAAACCATTAACCCATCGATACACCCTTCCTTGCCTATCCTTAGCCCAATCACCTCCTTCATTCAAGAATCTGATTGCTGCAATCTGATATTGCACGATTTCAAATTCACAAGTGAGGTTCAAGGGCCTTTTCTCAATTCCATTATCACTAACTGTAATGTCAAAGTCATAGATACATTGTGGCCCTTCCAAAATCACACGGAAAAATGAACTCAAAGAACGTGAACAACACTTACAATGCCATTTGGTGAACAACAATTCTTCATATAATTCCACCATCTCACCAATATTACCTTTACCATGCTGTAAACACACTTCTGCAAAGGCTTCATGACATGTTGAAAAGGCTTCACGGTTCTCCAAATCAAAGGCACCAGGGAAACTCTCGACCTTTGGTG